ATGTCTAACGTTATTCCCTTCAACTACCAGGGCCAGGCTGTTCGATTCAATTCCGATGGCTGGATCAATGCCACGGATGTGGCCAAGCGTTTCGGCAAAAAACCGGTGGAATGGCTGCGCCTGCCGGATACGGTGAAATACACGGACGCACTGGCGCGCCATTTAAATGTGGGGGAATCCCACCTTTTAGTTAAGACTTCGAAGGGGCGTGCCGGTGGCACCTGGCTGCATCCGAAGCTGGCTGTGGCATTTGCTCGCTGGCTCGATGTTGATTTTGCTGTTTGGTGTGACCTGCACATCGATGCTCTCCTACGGGGCGAACTCACCGAAAAGCGGCAGTTCGACCGTGCGTGCCGCGAGTTGCGTGATGCTCGGGAACTGGCCAGCCTCAATGGTCGTGAGTTAGCTCGGTGGAAGCAGAGGAAGTCGGGACTGATTCAACAAGTCGAATATTGGCGTGACCAGTTGCAGATGACGCTCGGTTTGGATAGCGCCGCGTAGGCTCTGCCTGGCCCACCAATGCCCGCTTCGGCGGGCTTTTTCATGCCCGGAGGAAAGCATGGGCGCAGTTCACCAGCACCTGACCGGCCGCAAGGGCGGCAGTAGCAAACCGAAACAGCCGGTCGAGGCACCCGACAGCCTGCGCTCGGTCGCGATGGCCAAGATCCTGCTCGCCGTGGGCGAGGGCGAGTTCGCCGGCGTTCCGAGCGAGCGCGACATCTACCTCGACAACACCCCGCTGATGGACCCGAGCGGTAACCTGAACTTCCCAAACGTTAAGTGGGAGTGGCGCGCGGGGGCGGTGGACCAGGACTACATCCCGGGCATCCCTGCCGTTGAGAACGAAACCAGCGTCAACGTCGAGTTGCGCAGCGATACGCCCTGGGTGCGCTCGCTGAGCAATACCCAACTTTCCGCAGTGCGCCTGCGCTTCGCCTGGCCGGCGCTCCAGCAGCAGGACACCAACGGCAACATCGGCGGGGGCCGGATCGAATACGCCGTAGATCTGGCCACCGACGGCGGCGCCTATCAGGAGGTGCTGCGCGAGGCCGTCGATGGCAAGCCCACCCCCCGCTACGAGCGCTCCCGCCGAATCGACCTGCCGGCGGCCACCAGTGGCTGGCAGTTGCGCGTGCGGCGCCTGACGCCGAACCAGAACAACAACCGTATCGCCGACACCATGCTGATCGCCGGCTACACCGAGGTGATCGACGCGAAGCTGCGCTACCCGAACACGGCCCTGCTGTATGTCGAGTTCAGCGCAGAGCAGTTCAGCAACATTCCGGCTGTCACAGTCGACTGCCGCGGGCGGAAGGTTCAAGTGCCGAGCAATTACGATCCGGAGACCCGGGCCTACCTCGGCATCTGGGACGGCACGATGAAACAGGCCTGGACCGACAACCCGGTCTGGCACACCTACGACATCGTGACCAACGATCGCTTCGGTGTGGGTAAACGCATCAAGGCCTGGATGGTCGATCGCTGGGAGATGTACCGGATTTCCCAGTACTGCGACCAGTTGGTGCCGGATGGGAAGGGTGGCCAGGAGCCGCGACACACCTGCAACCTGAACCTGCAAAGCCGCGCCGGGGCCTGGGAGCTGCTGCGCGACCTCACCGCTATCTACCGTGGTATGGCGTACTGGGCCCAGGGCCAACTGAAGATCCAGGCGGATATTCCGCGCGCCACCGACGTCGATTTCGCCTACACCCGGGCCAATGTCATCGACGGCCGCTTCAGCTACGGTTCGGCCAGTGAGCGCACTCGCTACAGCCGTGCCTTGGTCAGCTACGACAATCCGGCGAACAACTACGACACCGACGTGGCTGTGGCCACCGATAAGCGCCTGCAGCGGCGTTACGGCGACAACCCGGTCGAGGTGGCAGCCATTGGCTGCACCCGCGAGAGTGAGGCCCAGCGGCGCGGAAAATGGGCGATCCTGACCAACAGCCAGGATCGCACGGTAACGTTCCGTACCGGTATGGACGGGGCGATTCCGCTGCCGGGATGGGTGATTCCGGTGGCTGACGCGCTGTTGGCTGGACGGGAGATCGGCGGGAGGATCTCGGCGGTTGCTGGCCGAGTGATCACCTTGGATCGCGACACCCAGGTGAAAGCTGGCGACCGGCTGTTCCTGAACCTGCCCAGTGGTAAGGCTGAGGCGCGATCCGTGCAGTCGGTCGCCGGGCGTGCGGTGACCGTGACGACAGCCTACAGCGAGACCCCGCTACCGGAATTGGTCTGGACCCTCGATGCCGACGACCTGGCGGTGCCGCTCTACCGTGTGATGAAAGTCAGCCAGCCGGAGCGGGGTGTCTTCGAGATTACCGCTCTGCAGTACGAGCCCGGGAAGTTCTCAGCGATCGACACTGGTGCAAAGTTGGAGAGCCGGCCGATCAGCGTTATCCCGATCACCACAGTTGCGCCGCCGGCGAGCGTCACGCTGACCTCGCACTACCAGTTCGATCAGGGGTTGGCGGTCAGCACGATGACCATCGCCTGGCCTGCAGTAGAAGGGGCGGTGGCCTACGACGTGGAGTGGAAGAAGGACAGCGGCAACTGGATCCGCCTGCCGCGTACCGGCACCACCAGCGTCGATGTGACTGGCATCTACGCAGGTGGCTATCTGGCGCGGGTGCGCGCGGTGTCGGTCTTCGACATCACGTCGGTCTGGAAGAGTTCGATCCTGACCCAACTCAGCGGTAAGACCGGCGCGCCGCCGGCGCTGGCGTTCCTGCGTACCACCAGCGGACCGTGGAAGATCGGCCTGGAGTGGGGATCCCCGGCCAGTGGCGCGGCGGACACCGCCTACACCGAGATCCAACAGTCGGTTACCCCGGGCGGCAGCGAACAGAACGCAACTGCCCTGGGCTTGTTCGCGTACCCGACCGACACCCACACGCTGACCTCGCTGGCGGCCGGCGCTCGCTTGGCCTTCCGCGGGCGGCTGATCGACAGGACCGGCAACATTGGCCCATGGTCGGCCTGGGTCGACGGCATAAGTTCGACGGATGCGAGCGAGTACAACGAACTGATCACCAAGGAGTACGTCGAGTCCGCGCTGGGCGAACAGTTCTTCGCCGACATCGATCAGATGCAGGTCGATATCAGTGGCCTGCAGGACCAGATCGACAATCTGACCGATGTGCTGGCCTACGACCCGACGAAGACCTACGCGAAGAACGATATCGTGCGGGTCGGCAACCGGCTGTATCAAGCGAAGCAGGCGGTGCCGCTCAACGCCTCGCCGCCGAACGCGACCTACTGGGCCGACATCGGACAGTCGATCGAGACGGCCAACGGCCTGGCCCAGCAGGTGGCCACCAACACCGCGGATATCACCGAGCTCGACGGTAAGGTCGAAGCGGCGGCTTCGAGCCTGGATGTTCTGCAGGCTGCCGCCCGCCGGGAGCCGGCGACCGGAGAGAAGGCCGATGCGCTGAAGGGCTGGGACACCATTGCTCGAGCCGCCACCGAAGTCACCGTGCGGGCGAACGAGGATGAAGCGCAGGCGAAGCGGACGAGCTTGCTTGAAGCGCGTACCGGGACCGCGGAGGGCAGGATCGCCACCGTGGAGTCGGTCGTTGCGTCGAACAATGCCGTGACCGTCCAGCGGCTGGATCAGCTATCCGGCCAGGTTGCGAGCAACGCCTCGGCCATCAGCACCGAACAGACCGTCCGCGCCAACGCGGACAGCGCCCTGGGGCAGCGGATGGATACCGTCAGTGCGCGCACCGATACCAACGAGGCGAACATCCAGACCACATCTCAAGCGGTTACCTCGCTGGATGGAAACGTCAAGGCGCTCTACAGCGTGAAGCTCCAGGCGCATGCCAATGGCCAGAAGTACGCCGCTGGCTGGCAACTGGGCTTCGACAGCGGTACGAGCGTGACGACCATGGCGTTCCAGGCTGATCGGTTCCTCTGGTTCAACAGTTCCAGCGGGCAGACCGTGGCGCCGGTCTCGATCGTCGGAGGCCAGATGTTCATCAACAACGCGATGATTCAGGACGGTTCGATTACGAACGCGAAGATCGGCAACGTGATTCAGTCGACCGCCCTCGGTGCCAACGGCGAGCCGCTATGGAAGTTGGATAAGGGCGGCGCGTTCACAATGAACAGCGCAACGTCGGGAGGGTTTATGCGCCAGACGGCAGAGGCAATAAAAGTGTATGACGGAAACTTGGTGCTTCGAGTCCAGATCGGGAATCTTGACGTATGAGTTACGGAATGAGAACACGTTCAGCCGGCGGCTCAATACTCTTTGACAGCAATAATTATTCATTGAGGATGGTCTATCGCCGGGACTTGGGGAACATCCCCCAGGGACTTTCAGTTACGGTCCCTGGGTTCGACGGTTCTAAAGGTGTCATGTTTGTCGTCTGCAATACGCCGGATTCTAGATCTTGGATTCCCAGGCATACCATTAGCGGCTCGACTATTACGTTTGGTTGGTCCGGTGATGTAACAGCGAATTACACTCTATATGCGGTGATGTTCTCATGAGTTTCGGTGCGAAGTTTGTTGGGAATGCCGGTCAGGTGATAATCGATCAGGACCACCCTTGTCTGCATCTGGTTGCGTCTGGTACCTACCCAGCCACTAATGCCCAGATCATCAACGTCTCGTACCCATCTCCGGTGCAGAGCCCGTTCCCGCCGTTTGTTTTCTTTTGCCCTAATGGTTCGCATCACATAACGATGTTCCAACATGCTGGTTCGTCTGGGAACTGGACGGGTTTCAGCTTCTACGTGAAGGTGTTTCAAGACACAAGCGGTGTCGTACTGGGAGGGAAGTGGAAGGCATGCGCGGTGTTCATGCCGAAAACTGGCGGATGGGGGATGCAAATATTTGACAATCAGTCAAGAGTGGTATTTGACAGTAATAGGGATCTTGTTCGGTTCATAAGTGGTACCCAGCTGCTGAATTATTACGGCACGAATGGCAATTATCTTGGGTACTACACGTTGCATTCATGGTCAGCGCCGTGGCCGCATGGGACCGATGGGTATTTTCTGGTTAGTCATTTCAATGTACAGGCGCAACCGCCCCAAGGTGATACTGGAGAGTGCTCCATTGGGTTTGTTACTTCGGCCCGAAACACTGTCGTAGCAACTGTTCAAGTCGGCGGACCTGGGCAAGACGCAATACGAACACCTTTCCCATGGCCTCTTCTGGCCATTGCATAGCAGGAGAACTCTATGGCGTGGTACTCAACCGGAACCGTGGCGGTGACCGCAAATAGCCCGACCGTTACCGGTACCGGCACACAGTTCTCGTCCAATGCCCGAGTCGGCGACGCATTTCGCGGACCCGATGGACGTTGGTACGAGGTCACAAACGTCGCCAGTTCGACGGTCATCTCGATCAAGCCCAACTACCAGGGCAGCACGGCCAGCGGCCAGGCCTATGCGGTGGCGCCGATCCTGGGCTACGACAAGGACCTGTCGGATCGATTCAACCTGATCGCCAGCCAGTGGGGGGCAACCCTGGCGGGGATTAAGCCCTGGGCGCTCTCTGCAAATGCGGCGGCAGCGCGGGGGGATCTCGGCCTCGGCAGTGCGGCTGTCCGCGAAGCGCTCGGTAGTTCGGGCGCGCTGTATTCGCGAGACAGCATCCTCGGCGCCGTTTCGCAGTCGAGCGGCGTACCGACCGGTGCGGTGATTGATCGCGGGAGTAACGCGAACGGGGAGTATGTGCGGTTCGCGGATGGGACGCAGATTTGTTGGACGAACACTCTCACCTTCACCGCTGGGGTCACGTCGGTCGGTGCGAACTGGTCGTACCCGGCGAGCTTTAGTTCCTCGTACCCCATCGCTGGGGCTGTCTCCGCTTCTGGTGCTGGTGGAGACTATGACTCTGGCGTGTCGGCGAGAAACCAGGGAGCGACCTACTTCAATCCATCCGCGGGTACGGCTGGGGTGGGGTTCTTCTGCATATCGTCGGCATCATTCACATCAGGCGCCCAGACTAGGAATAACAGGGTCGTCGCCATCGGGAGGTGGTTCTGATGATCATCAAGTTGTCACCGTACGCACCACTGCCAGGCAGCGACGAGCGCCTGTCACTGAGCAGAGATGGCGATGTGCTCATCGTGAATGGCCAGGCGTTCGACTTCACTCCGCTCCCGGACGGCGGTGAACTGCCGGCCGAGGCTATCGGGTCGAAGTGGTTTGCTGGTCCCGCAGTGCGACGTGCCGGCCGGCTGGAGCTGAGTCTGCGGTTCCCGCTGGCCGATGATGCCAGTGCCGCTGCTCGCTTCCCTGAACCGCTGCTGATCGATGCCGATGGACCTGTGGAGTTACCGCGATGATCGACTGGAGCAAGGTAAAGACCGCCGAACAGCAGGCGCAAGAGCGCAGGCAGGCTGAGTACGATGCCGCAGCCGTGGCGCGAGCAAATGCCTACCGCCTGGAGAGTGACCCGCTCAAGACCGAGGCTGAATTCGCTGCGATCAAGGCCGGTACCGAGCCGGACTACAGCGCCTGGGCCGCCAAGGTCGAGGAGATCAAGGCCAGGTATCCGCTGCCGGAGACGGGCGGCGTGTAGGAATCAGGGAGATATAGAATATTATCGGCGCATATGCGGTAATTGAATATGCGCCGATTTTTTTACTGCTGATGGAAATTTGCTGACTGGTTGCGTCTTAAGAAATCTTCAAGGTTTGCAGTATTTCTGATAACTGATACTTCCTTGATTTCTATGTCTCTGTCCCTTTCGTTAGGTTTTGTATAGAACCTAAGCATAATTTTAGCTATGTGGCCTTCTAGCTCTGAGCCTTTATCAAATCCAAGCTTGTTGAAGATTACTATATTGTCTTTTCCTGACTTTATTACGGGGTAGTAGCTGCTTGCCCGTTTTTCGTTTGCGCCATCAAGAACAATTCCTAGCTGAGAGTCCTCAGTTGTATGTATTACCATGCCAATCATTTCTGACTCTGATAGATCTCGGTTTACATCAAACATGACTCTTCCCTCACCGGGCTTTGCGGTATCACCTTTCTCTGTGGTGATGTGTATAATTCCTTCTTGAAGACTTGAGGCTTGCATAGATGGTAATGGTGTGAATTTTACAAAATCTTCAACTGGTGATTTGATCGTTTTGAACTTACTTTGAGTGTACATGGCGATATCCATGCTGCTTTTCACGGATACTGAGCACTTTTTCGGAACTTTATTGACTGGAAGTCGTAATATCATCCGTTCATGAATTGGTTTGGTGCTGTAGGCGTCTTTGTTGGTTTGGCTTACGGTTTTGTTTCCAACAGTACAGCTTACTGTAACCGGGTAAGTATCTGTCCAGTAAGCATTTGGCGCCCCCATCATTGAGAACTGTATTTCAAGTCCTTTTTTTGTTTCGATTAAGTATAGAGGATATGCTTTTTGAAATGCCGCGATTCTGCGCTGTTCCGGGTCTTTATAAGCGTTGTCTCTGGTTATTGCATGCAGCGCTCTGAACTGTGCGGTTTCTAATATGTTATAGTGTGTTGGGTTTATAACCTTTGGGACAAGCTGGTACCAAGTCCAACTTCCTGTCGAGTTATAGAACTCCGGGAGTCTGTCAAGCGTACCCTTGCGCGCGCATTGGTATGCTTCGTTTAGGGCTTTATCACCAGATGCTTCTGCTAGCATATAGAGCGCCTGAAGCCCCCAAAGGTGGCCATTTAGCACATGGTACTCTTTATCCCTAGTTATCCCATTCCAGGAGTATTCTGAAATCCAGCAGGAGTCACCATCTCTCCAAAGAGATCCGCCTTCGGTTGGCTGTCGAATCATGAGTTTCGCGCTTTTCAATGCGGCTTCTCGATAGCGCTCTTCACCAGTGGCTTGCCACCCTGCAAACAGTGTCATTGGTCCGAAGAAGCCATCCATTCCTGACCACCAAGGCGCCTTGATGCCTCGGTCATAGTCAAAGCCATAGAACCATCGAGTCCCATCTGCCTCTCTAGTTGCTGGCTGATATTCATCAAGCATGAAGTCCAGTACTCTCTTTGCACTGGTCAGACTTTTTTCTTCCCCGGTTTTTTCGTGCTCCACAAGAAGTCTGAACGCTAAGAAGAATGGTCGAAGCGGATCTTTTTTGGCCGCCGTTTTTTGAAGACCTGCTTCATCGTATGAGACAGGATCCATCCAAGACCACTGGAATGGCGCTAGCTCTACCGCTGATCTCGCGGCAAGAGACTTTTGAGGGTGTTCAGCGGCGTGCAGGGAGGCTGATAGGAGCAGAAAAGCAATTAACGAGGCGGAGCGTTTCATTGGCTTGCATTCATCCATAGTTACAAGGCGGCAGAATTCTACCTGAAGTGAGGTTGTCTATGCCCATCACCGAGCAGCAACTGCTGCATATCCTCCCGAACGCCGGCCCTCGAGCCGGCGCGGGGAAAACCACTAGCGGATGCTGAGCCCAGAATACCGGTTGAGCCCTAGCCGCCGCTGTACAGCGTCAAACTCGCCGTCGAAGTCCTTCCTGAGCTTCCAGACTCCCATGTAGCCATCCTTGAAGTGGTCGATCATCTCTACGCCTGCGCGGGAGCCGTGCTGCCTAAGGAGGCTGTAGAGGCTGTGGCGCTTGAAGATTTCGAACAGGTACTGGAAGTGGTGGCAGACGAAGTACACGTCGTAGAGCTGGTGGTCGTTGAGCATGGTGCCGCAGCGTTTTTCAGGCTTCGGCAGCCATTCGCCTTCGTGAACGCTGTAGGCGGCGACGAAGTTGCGGGCCGCATCCAACTGATTGGCGGGGATGTCTGTGGCAGACCGAACCCCGAATGCGGCATGGGTCTGTGACCAGATTTTCGCGGTGGCGCGGCGGCGGACTTCGACGGGGAGGGCGGCGACCTTGCCCTTGATCAGCGAGCCGAGCATATGGAAGCCGTCGGTGCCGATGGTTTCGCCAACCAGGGTTGCCATCTTGTTGCTGGAGTCCTCATAGCGACCATACTTGCGAATCGCAGGAAGCACCTCGGCGGTCACCCATTTCTTGAAGCGCTTGGCCTCGGCCTTGCGGCTGCGCAGGATCGCCGAGTACAGCCCAGACTCGTTGATGACCAGCATTTCCTGATCGCCGCCAGGGGTACGCACAATCTGCGTACCCTTCTCGTCATCGTCGAGATTGCGCGTCATGTCACCGGCAATTCGGTATTCCAAGGCGCAGGAAACATCAGCCGCTACGAACCAAGGCTGATCATCGATCAGCATGGTGCGGACTTCGCGAGCGTCGAACTGGAACGGAATTACTTGAGCGGTTTGCATGATGAGGACTCCTTACCTGTTTGGGAGTTCGCCATCTCTGCGACCAAGAAGAGGGAGGCGAACTGTACGCGGGTTGGCCGACCGGGGGTAAGGCTCCCGGCACACCCGAAGGTGTCCCACGCACAGCCCGCCATAAAGCGAGGGCACAAAAAAACGCCCTGCGGCGCTGTGCGCCTTACCGATTCGGGCGGCCAAGCCCGACCGCTGAATTTGCAGCGGCAGGCGGAATATGGAATAAACGCCAGCATTCGTCAACGTTCATGAGGGGCTGGGGTGGCTAAAAAGGAAATCGACTCAGCGAGCATCCATGCGAATCGAATGGCTAAGCTGAATAGCGCGTCCAGCAGCTACGGTTGCAGGACTTTGTTTATGCATCTATCGGCCCTTCGTCCAGATACCCGAACCTCTCACGCGGCAAGGCATGGAAAGCTTTTCACTGCTGATCAGGTAAGGGAGTGGTATGCGCGTGATGGCAATTCAGAGGGATGCAGGTGCTCACTCGTTGAGGTTCTCGTAGACGAGCAGGGTGTCCCCCTGGCTCCCATGCTGGTTGAGCGTGCGCGCCAGACTTTCGAAAAGATGAAGGCGAAGGGGCTCGGCGACTGGACAAGAGAACTGTGACCTCGAGGTCTGGCGTCATGCACGGGCGATTGATAGCGTCGTGACCTGCTGACAACTGATCAATAAGGGATTGCCATGCAGTACAGCGTGATTGTCACGGGCACAGGATTCGAAGGTCGTAGCGGCAGAATACGCCTGGCTGTGCGCCCCGGAATGGAAGTCAAGCTAGTGCCAGAACCGGACAACCCGCACGACCCCAATGCCATCGCCGTCTACGTGCATGTCCGGCGCTGGTTCACCCTGTTCCTCCCGACTGACGTACAAATCGGCTACATCAAGAGAGATCGGGCCGCGTTCTTCACCCGAAAGATGAAGGCGGGTGGGCGGATCACAAAGGCAACAGTGAAAAGCATGTATACCGAACTCGACCATCCAAGGGTTTCTCTGAGCATCGAAACCGACTGGTAGTCGCGCAAGACAGAAAAGCAAAACCCCCGGACGTTCACAGCGTGCCGGGGGTTTTTATTTCCACCCCTTGGGAAGGACAAGGAGCAGAACATACGTGAATCGTAGACCAATCTTGCTGAAGGTTAAAGACTGGCTGGAGGTCAAAATGCCAACGAGTCATTTCCTGAATTTTTGCATCGGGGTCAGCCTGCTGATCCTCGCCTGTGGAGCCGCCGCTTGGCTGTCGTCTCCCGTGCTGCTGGCGATCCTGACCGGTAGCTGACCCGAACACCTTCCCGACGAAGATAAGCCCGCCATTGAGCGGGCTTCGTCGTTTTTGGAGACCCGTAAATGCGTACATCCCAACGAGGCATAGACCTCATCAAATCCTTCGAGGGCCTGCGCCTGTCCGCTTACCAGGACTCGGTGGGTGTCTGGACCATTGGCTACGGCACCACGCGAGGCGTCACCCGCTACATGACGATCACCGTTGAGCAGGCCGAGCGGATGCTGTCGAACGACCTTCGGCGCTTCGAGCCAGAGCTAGACAGGCTGGTGAAGGTGCCACTGAACCAGAACCAGTGGGATGCCCTGATGAGCTTCGTCTATAACCTGGGCGCAGCCAATCTTGCGTCGTCCACTCTGCTCAAGCTGCTGAACAAGGGTGACTACCAGGGAGCAGCGGACCAGTTCCCTCGCTGGGTGAATGCGGGTGGTAAGCGCTTGGACGGCCTGGTGAGGCGCCGAGCGGCGGAGCGTGCGCTGTTCCTGGAGCCGCTGTCGTGATCTCTTGGCGCTGGGCAACCATCGCGCTGGCCTGCCTGCTGCTGGTCGGCCTCGGCACCGCCGGCGGTGTCTGGCTCGGCGCGCGACACTACCGGCCGCAGTTGGATGCCGCGAGCGCGGATCTGGCTGCCTGCCGTGCCTCCCGGGGAGAGTTGGAGTCCGCAGTGGCGGAGCAGGTCCGGCATGTTGCCGCGCTGCGCCTGGCCGACGAGCAGCGCGCCCGGGATGCCGCGCAAGCTGTGGATCGGGGACGACAGCAGGCCGCCGAGCAGTATGCCGGAGCCCAGCGCCTGCTACGTGAACGAACCGCCGGCGAGCAGTGTGCGGCCGCCGAGGCGGTCATTGATCAGGAGTTGGGTCTATGAGGATAGTGCTGATGCTGGTGGTGTTCGCGCTGGCGGGATGCGCCGGCCGGCAGGAAGCCGAGCCGCGCACGGTGCGCGTAGATGTGCCGGTGGCGGTGCCGTGCCGAGCGCCCGCGGTCGAGGTGCCGGCCTGGGCAGCGGCTGGGCTGAAGAAGAGCGACGACCTACAGACCAAGGTCCGCGCGCTGCTGGCAGAGCGTCGGCAGCGGATCGGGTATGAAGCCCAACTGCTGGCTGCCAACAGAGCATGCCAGTAGGAGTAGACTACGGCCTTTTCCTACGGAGCAGGGCGATGCTGGTCATTCGATTCAAGGGCTGGTCGGTGAAACTCGACCACCAGGTGGGTGGAGCTGGGAAGTTCGGCATCTGGTCATTCCACGGCTCGGAGAGCAGCTACGTCCCAGACATGCAGACGATTCTCCGGCATGCAGCGATCCGGCCGGCGGAGCCGAAGGAAAGCGGCGAAGTCGAGGTATTCATCTGCGACGCGCGCATGCCGCAGGACGAATGGCGGGCGGTAGGGACCGGCGTCGCGGCTTACGAAGCGGAGCGCTGAGGCTCAATCAGATGGGCGCCCTGGTTTCGGACGTTCCCGACGTCGCGGCTGACCGCGTACCACCGGAACGCCTGGCTCGGCTCGCCCTGCATCAACACGATCTCTTCTGCGCGTTCCGGCGGCGTCGCCGGGTCCAGCCACTCGCGGGCCAGCTCGGGCGATAGCACGACGGGCCGCCGGTCGTGAATATCTACCAGGCCGCCGGCGCTATCGGCGGTGATGATCACGAATCCATGCTGTTCTCCCGGTTCGTCATCGAGGCCGGGGAACTGGCCGATCGCTGCGCACAAGACCGGCGAGCCGTCGGCGTGCTGGATGTGGTACGGCTGTTTCCGCGGCCCGCCCTCGGCCACCCACTCGAACCAGCCTGAAACGGGGCAAAGCGCGCGATGGCGCCAAGCTGCGCTGAAGAAGCGTCCATGCGCCACTTTCTCGACCCGAGCGTTGATCGGCGCCGCGCGGTCCCTAGCCCAGAAGGGCCGCCAGCCCCATCGAATCGGCTGAGCTACGAGCGCATCGCCTTCGAGCCGTAGCGTCGTCACGGCCGTCGATGGCGCAACGTTGTAGCGCTCTGGCTGTTCGCCGACGAGGTTGACCAGGACGTTGGGCATCGACAGCGCGTCGACGAACTCGTGCAGGCCGGTGTACTGGCTGAGCCTTCCACACATTTCGCATCCTCATAGGCTGATCGAAGCTTTCAGTACTAGATAGATGCACATTGCTATCGCTGCTGTTAGAAGCAGACCGACGGCCAGAATACTGAGTTTCATAGTTGCCTCGTGAAAACTGCACCTGAGCTGCTGAATTCATCGAGGGGACACAGCAGGACGAAGAGGGAGGAGGTTCCAGGAAAGCCTGGAACCTCCGTGACCATAGGAGGAAGTCACCTAGGTAAGGCTAGCCATGTTTCGCGTTTGGGCAAGCGAAGCGGCGCGGCGTGGACTATCGCTGGAGAGGAACTATGGTGGCCAACGCCACGGCCGGAAGTCGCTGGGGATCTGCTCGACAAGCAGCAGCGTCCCGCCTGCGTCGAGTTCGATCTCCAGACCGCGCACAACGCCGGCGCGCTCAAGCGCCTGGCCCAGGCGCAAGTATGTTATCCCGTCCAGGGGATCCCGGCCGAGGTAGCCCAGCCGCTGTCGTGCGGGTGCGGGCCCGTGGTAGATGCCCTCGTCGTCCACGCTCCCGACGACGACGCCGCCGTCGAGCACGTCGTAGCAGCAGTCCGCGCAGTAGTACGTCTCGCGCGTGATGCCGTGCTCGATCGCCCATCCGTACATCCCCAAGGCGTCGGTGACCATGTCGTGGCGGTCCTGCAGGCCCACGATTCCGCACTGATAGAGTTCGTTTGCCTCGGCCACCAGATACAGGTACTGCTCATCCGCGGCGTACAGCCAGGCGGCATGCTGCCGTATCGCGGCGAGCCATTGGGTGACGCGCTGGTGGTGGCAATGCCTGGGGTCGGAGTAGGACATGGAAATCTCCGGCAGTCGGGTTGGCCGGAAATTATGCTGTATGAATATCCAGTATTCGAGGGCGGCCGACGAGCGGAGAGTGGTGCTCGGGCATGCCATGGAGGGGGCTGAAATCATTTCCGCATCTATGTTCTCCCTCCAACTAATCAGCGGCCTCCAGAGACACGAATACGTCTATGATGCGGAAATTATCCACCGTTAACCATCTGAAATTGTTGGGTTTTACTTCGGATTGCAAATCCGTGAACGCCGGTTCGATTCCGACCTCAGCCTCCAACAGGAAAGCCCCGTAGCTCAACGAGTTACGGGGCTTTTTTCTTTCCTGTCCGGTATTGCTGAAGCAAGTTCCTTGGGGTGCCCCTATAACACTTTCATACTTTTACGGCCTCGCAACCGCCTCCCTCTCCCGATAAGCCGCTCCGTAATTACTACTTTCCCGGAGTGTCCGAGGAGTACCCCAGCACCTGTCACGTTTTCGGCCGTTGCCTGCAATCCAGCCCCGTGCGCGGCTTTTATCTGGACGCAAGATCCGGTCTGGGTCGGTCATCGGCTGGTCGTCATCGAACATGACCAGCCGAGCCGGTCTGTCCTGCCGCCTGCCTTCCGGGCCTCTATCGATCAACCGTTGTGGCGACCGCGAGCGGAAGGCGCTCGGCGGAGGGCCCGTTTCATCTTGTCTTGCGTTTCAAGGAAACCGGCAGGCCCCAGGTCAGGTCTTCCATGCCTGCTTCGCCGAGTATCTCGGTTTTCATCGGCTGGATGCGCGCGAGCACCTGGCGGCCCGTTTCATCCAGCCTTGGCTGCTCGCGATCGATGAACCTTTTCGTCAGCTCCATGGGCGCTGGCCTCATGAAGACCTGGATATCCTGCAAGGCGCACTTGATGTTTTGCGTGTCCACGGCCTTGCAGGTCTTCCTGTCATAGCTCACGGCCGGGGTCTTCAAGTGGAACCGATCGCTGAGCAGGATCTGCCCAGGCTGAATGGTGAAGGACAGCGGGGCATAGGCGTCGGGTATCTGCGCTTGCAGCTTGATGGAGGGGACATCCTCGATCTTCGTGCCTTCGGCCCAACCGGCATCCGAGACCATTTCCCGCTGGCTGTATTGCTGCTCGGTCCAGCCCACGCATTGGCCGGAGGCCATGTGCACGGCGCTGCAGACATTCTGTGTGTAGGTTTTGTCTGCATAGGAGGCGTCGCGCCAGTAGTTCTCCTTCACGAACCGGCGATACAGCACGGCGGACAGGTTCACCGAACCAAGTGGGCTGGCAGCCGGCTGCCCCTTTGGCGCCTTGATCTGGGCAAGGGTGCTGTCGATCTTGTAGTCGATCCCTCCGGACAGCAGGTAGGTTCCCGGCGGGACGATGTTGACCTCGAGGAAGTCCCACAGATAGACGGCTTCCTTGATCTTCTCCAGGTCGTTGTTGGCAAAGGCCTGCATGTAGGCGATCCCGGGCACGTCCTTGTTCTTGAATATGACCCGATGCGAGTAGCTGGAGAGGTCCGTCACGCTCTTGTTGGGCATGAGTGCCGGTACCAGCACCACGGACATACCTTCGCGGGTAGCCTCATCGATCATGTTCAGGAGCTGGTTGGTGGGGTTCTGCTGGGAGCCGCCGAGTCCGGCGTTGCCTAGGGAGGCGCAGGCTGACAACAGGCTTGCCGGGAGCAGGATCGCGAAGGGGCTCAGACGCCGAGCGATGGTTTTCAT